GATGGTAGAGTTTGTATCGTAAGACCAGACCAATACTACCAATTAGCTAACGTAGATAAACTTGTAAACAGAGACTTCTCTAGAGATAATGGTGACTTCGGTAGAGGTACAGTATTATCAATAGGTGGTGTGCCGATTGTAAAATCAAACACAGCACAAGAAGTATTTGCTACAGACTTATCTGCTTCAATTAGTGGTACTAACAACACATACAATGGAGACTTCTCTAATACGTATGCTGTTGTAATGCACAATAGTGCAATCGGTACAATTAAGAGAAAAGATTTAGTTATGGAAAGTACTTATGACGCAAGAAGAATAGGTACATTAATGACAGCGAGAATGTTGATGGGTTCTAATATCCTTAGACCTGAGTCAGCAATTTCAATCAAAACTGCATAATAACTAACCAATCATAGGCGGAGAGTTAACACAGACAATCTCCGCCTGTGTTTAAAATAATATGACAACACAAACTAGAACTTCAGAACTTGAAGCAGTAAATACTATTCTTTCTACAATAGGTGAAAGTCCTCTTAATACATTAAGTGGTTCATTGCCTGTAGATGGAACAATAGCTAAAAATGTTTTATCTGAAGTAAGTAGAGAAGTGCAATCACAAGGTTGGCATTTTAATACACATTATAAAGTCACTTTAACTAGAGACACAGACAACAAAATTCCACTAGCAACTAACATCGTTAGAGTAGAAGTAGACCCAAGAAGATATTCTAAAGTTAGTTACGATATAGTTCAAAGAAACAATTTTTTATATAATCTTGCAAAGAATGAAGAAACTTTTGATACAAACTTTAAAGATGCAACAGCAGTATATCTATTACCTTTTGATGAAATACCAGAACAAGCTAAAAGATATATTACAATAAGAAGTGCAAGAATATTTCACGATAGAACTTTAGGTGCTAATACAATTCATAAATTTTCACAAGAAGACGAAGCAAAAGCATTAAGTATTTTAAAACAAGCAGAAAGTCATACTGGTGATTATTCTATATTTGATACACCAGAACAGGCTTATACAATTATTAGAGGTCATTAATGGCTTTAGTAAGTCGTACCATTCCTAATTTAGTACAAGGGGTCTCACAACAACCTGAAGTATTAAGATTAAATTCACAAGCAGGTGAACAAATAAATGGTTTTTCTTCAGTCGTAGAAGGATTGAAAAAAAGACCACCAACTGAATATGTAGCAAAACTTTCAGGTAGTTCTTTGGGTAATGCTTTTATTCATACAATTAACAGGGATTTGAATGAACGATACATTGTGGTTGTTAGTAATGGCAGTATTGCTGTGTATGATATTAATGGAGTATCTAAAACAGTTGTAAATCAAACAAGTGCAACAAATTATTTAAGCAGTAGTAACCCAAAGTCTGACTTTGTGTGTATGACTGTTGCTGATTATACTTTTATACTTAACAAAAATACTACTACAGCAATGGGAAGTGCCACTTCTTCTGCTAAAGTAGAACAAGCTGTTTACTCAGTATTACAAGGGGTAAATAGTACTAAATATTCAATTACTATTGATGGTTCGACTTATTCATTTACGTCATCAAATACTAATAGTGAAGATATAAGAAATGGCCTGAAGTCAGCTATAGGTTCACCTTCAGGTATAACAGTTTCAAATATTGGAAACTCTAGTTTCTCAATAGTTAAATCTTCAGGAACGCTTACAGTCACAGCTTCAGATGGTTATGGAAATGACGCATCACAAGTAGTTAAAGATAAAGTTCAAAACTTTTCAGATTTACCTGTACCTGCAATAGATGGACAAGTTGTTCAAGTCACAGGTGATGCAGATAGTGGTTTTGATGATTATTATGTAAAATTTATTAGTGCAGATAATCTTTGGCAAGAAACAGTAGCACCAAATACTAAAACAAGTTTTGATAATACTACAATGCCACATATTTTGATTCGTACTGCTGATGGAAATTTTAGATTTAGTCAAGTAGATGGAAGTACATATACAATTTCAGGAACAGATTATTATGTGCCTACATGGGGAGATAGAATTTGTGGAGACATAGATAGTGTACCTGACCCAACTTTTATAGGAAGAAAACTAAATGATATTTTCTTTCATAGAAATAGATTAGGTTTTCTTGCAGATGAAAATGTTATTATGTCAAGAAGTGGAGAGTTCTATGAGTTCTTTCCTGAAACTATTACACAAGTATTAGATACAGCACCAATCGATGTAGCTTCAACTCACACTAAAGTTTCAATACTTCGTCATGCAATTTCTTTTGATGAAGAATTACTTTTATTTTCAGACCAAACACAATTTGTATTAAGTGGTGGTGCAACATTAACTGCGGAGAATATATCAATCAATGTCACAACAGAATTTGAAACAGACAAAACTATTAAACCAGTTGGGGCAGGAAGTAATGTCTACTTCGGCTTCAATAAAGGAAGTTTCACAGGCGTTAGGGAACTTTTCATTGCGTCTGACACAGATACAAAACAAGCTGACGATATTACAGCGAATGTGCCTAAGTATATTCCTGCTAACGTCTTTAAACTTGCTAGTGCTACTAATGAAAATATTATCGTAGCTTTAAGTACAGACGAAGATAATGCTCTTTATGTTTATCAATATTATGTAAGTGAAAGAAGAAGACTACAAAGTGCTTGGAGTAAATATACTTTTGGAACAGCTTCTACTGACAAAATTTTAAATATTGATTTTATTGAAAATGAATTGTTTTTAATAAATGAAAGAAGTGATGGTGTTTATTTAGAAAAAATAAATGTATCACCTGCATTAACTGATACTGGTGAAACTTATTTAACTCACTTAGATAGAAAATTAGATAATACTCAGATAACTGAAAGTTATAACGCAGGTACTAATCAAACTACTATTACACTTCCATACCAAATTAAAAATACAATGAGAGTTGTAGGTAAAAGTGGGTCTACTAATAAAGCAGGACAAGAGATAGCAACTGTATCTCAAACTGTAGGTGGAACTACTATTGTAGTTACTGGTGATATTACTGCACAAAATTTCTTTATAGGTGAACAATATGAATTTAAGTTTCAGTTTTCACAACAATTTATACAAGTAGCAGATACACAAGGTTCAAGAATTTCAGTAAAAGAAGGTAGATTACAAATTAGAAACTGGAATGTTTCTTTTAATGATACTGGCTATTTTACTACAGAAGTTAAGCCTGTTGGTAGAGACGTATCTACAACTACATACACAGGTACAATTACAGGAACAGGACTACTAGGAACAGTAAACCTTGAAGATGGAGATTACACTTTTGCAGTTCAATCAGAGAATGACAAGTTAACAGTCACAATTAAGAACGATAGTCATTTACCATCAAATTTTATCAACGCAAGTTGGCAAGGTTATTATGTTACCGCTTCATCAAGAGTTTAATGGTATTAGAAAAACTATATTTGAAGATATAGATTTTTTAGCACCAAGATTAAGATACGAAGACAAAAGAGAAGTTTTAGATAGTACAGGATTAAATCCTTATCAAGCACTACTAGATGGTTTTAATTGTTCTCAAATATGTTTAACTATAGTCGATACTAAAAATATTCCAGTAGGAATGTTTGGTGTTTCTGAAGATGGTGCTATTTGGTTGTTAGCTTCACCAGATATAAAACGAATACGCTTCTCTTTTTTAAGAGAGAGTAGAAAAGTAGTTAATCTTTTAAATCACAAATACAAAATACTTTGGAACTTCGTAGACTGTAGAAATGAATTACATTTACGTTGGTTAAAGTGGTGTGGTTTCAAATTTTTAAGAAAAATCAATTATGGAGTAAATCAAAAACCCTTCTATGAATTTATAAAATTATGTGTAGCCCAACATTAGCACTAACAGCAATAAGTGCAGGTTCTTCCCTTATTCAATATCAGCAAGGTAAGCAACAGCAAAAAGCTGAATATGCAAGACAAAAAAGACAAAATGAACTTGCAAAGAAAAATGCACTTCAACGATATGCTTCAGAAGCATTAAGAATTAGACAAGTAGAAAAACAATCAAGTCAAAAAGGATTTGAAGCTACATTAAAAACAAGAAAAAAAGTTTCAGAATTTGAAGCTAATAGAGGTAGTGCAGGTATAGCTATGTCAGGTTCTACGTCTGCATTGATGGCAGACTATTATAGAACTGAATCTAAATACAAAAACTCATTAGCAAATAATTTAAATATAAATATTTCTCAATACGAAAGAAATTTAGAAGCAATTCAATTTGGTCAAGAAAGTCAATCAACTTATGTTCAACCACCTAATCCTGCATTGTTATTTGCATCTTCAGCATTGAATGTTGCTAACACTTATTATTCTTTAGAAGCACAAAAAGAACTCAAAGGATTAAAACCAAATAAAACTACATAATGGCTAGAAAAACACCTACACTAGATTTAACACCTGAATTACCAGAGGTAGTTTCTAGAGATTTTAATTTATTTTATAGACCTGAAGTAGAACCAGAAATAGCAGGTATGAAAGAATTTACTGCTTCATTAGATAATTTTGTTAATGGTGCAGGTTCAGCAATGGTTATTGCAAGTACT